TAATGGCGGATCATCTCTCTCATTATCTCCTCTGGCGGACACTGATGGATTGTCAGAGGAAAGGTATCGCCACCGAGAAAACTCTGCTTGACTTGGGCAAGTATTGGTGGTATGATGGGTATGAAGGGTTTAATACGGATCACTAGGAGACGAAGATGGATTGGAAGCTGATTGGAGATTGTGTGGCTCTGTTCACGCTTGGTTTCGCATATGGCATCTGGATCGAGTTGTATGTGGACATGGTGCGCTACCGGCGACGTTGGCGTAAGTGAGTCGCACCTTTAGAAAATCGGTTGATGTTCGTGCGGGGGACCCGGAGCCTAGTATTATCTCCACACACCCCGACATGCCCAAAAGGTCAACCACACACCTCAAAAGGTCACACTGACTTTACCGAATGGATTTTAAAAAAATCCGCAACAAAATTTTTTGACTTTTAAAGTTCGAGCTTGACTTCTTATCAAAAGAGTGGTATCATAGTGATATGATGGAGGGAGAAATGCGGACCTATACGAATAAGATCCTAGATCTGGTGGATGACGGACTCTATGGTCGTCTTGATCAAGCTGCACGAGACCTTATTGCATCGCTCCTTATGTATATGTCTGAGGACGATGTAAAGCAGTTCTGGATTGATTATGGTATGGACGATCCCTTTGGAGAAGACGAATTTTTTGGAGAGGAAGATGAAACTTTATAAAATTTCTCAGGAAGAAAACCGTGATTATGATACCTATGATTCTGCCGTAGTCATTGCAGAGTCAGAGGATGAGGCTCGTCTTATTCATCCTTATTGGTATGGAGAATGTCCATATTTCTGGCGTGAGTCGGATGAGAAGTGGTGCTATAAGGCAGATGGTCGGGTTGTCGATACGTATGTGAAAGCAAATTATGGTACGTTATCGTGGACTTCTCCAGAATTTGTTCAGGTAGAATATCTGGGCGAAGCAAAGGAAGGTTCTGTAACTTCTATCGTTTGTTCTTCTTTCAATGCAGGGTAAGATGCAGATCGAATCTAAGCACATTTTGGAGAACTGAGAAAATGTTATTCCATAGCTATTACCGTAAGGGATCCATCATAATCTATCGTAGAGACAGAGATCATGCATGGCTTCGACCATATGATGATTTTTATGCAGGGACTTATCCTTTTTTCATTAATCGAGTTAATCGTCGCATGCGAAAAATTCGAGCTTGACTTCTTATCAAAAGAGTGGTATAATTATTCTATGGTTGAGGAGAAGTGAGATGACAGTCTTTTATTCGTATTGGTATGACAACACTCGAAATATCTCGTTCATTCGTTATCTTAGCGAGTGCATCTGCGACGAAGCTGATATCTCCTACTGGGCAGTTCCCGGGACGTTGGAGGACTAAGATGATTGTCGTTTATTGGCAGTCGGTGTATATCTGTCCTGGCATGTTTGGTCATGCCTTTTATTTCACCGAACAGGATATGGCTCCCTATGATGAGAGCACCGATCACTCTTATTGGATTGTTCCGGGAACACTGGAGGACTAAATGGAATTCTATTCACGAGACACCACGGATCGGTGGATTGAGATCAGAGAAGATCTTTATACCCGACTGCAGGAAGCCAAGGAATATGCAGAACGTCTCAAGAAGCACGTTGCATTTGACCCCTATGATGGGGGACTTAATGACGGCGAATTGAATGCAGTTCGAGAAGAGATCGAATTTCTGCAGGGAATCATTGATAAGATCGATCGATCGTCAATGCGACGTCGCATTGATAAGATCGAGAGATCATAATGACAAAGGACCAACTATTATGTAAGGGCATTCGTGCAGATCGTATTGAGATTGAAGCACAGATATCGGATCTTGAGTCTGATCTTAATAGCCTGCAGCAACTTTGTCCCCATATAAATGCTACTAAGACCTATAAGTCTTCCAGCGGGAATTATGATCCCTCTATGGATCGTCAATGGTTTGAATATGAATGTCCTGATTGTGGAAAGCGATGGACGGAGGATAAGTGATGCACAATCTTACAATCATAAAGTCTCCTACCATTAAGGCTGACTTCTCAGCCGATCAGTGGGAACTGTTTACAATGTCTTTCCCTCGGGATGAAATTGAGTCCATAGCAAATAGACTGAACAATGAACTAGAAGACTATGTCAATAATGGCTATACCATACAAGAGACTCTTAGTGGTATGCATGATATTATGAAGAAGTTTAGTAAATATGGTGCCTATGACTCAGAACCTATTCGCTTTCTTGAACGTGTACTAGAGGAGATCTATAAGTGATGAAACTATCTTTAGAATTAAATTATGAAGCCTATGATGATGCCTTCCTTCAGATGCTCTATGAAGGATATGAAGCCTGTTACTATTCGTTTGTTGAAGATAGTAATAAAATGGCTCGAGATCCAGCACGTTATGAATATCTTGCAGAAGATGTTCTACACAATGCTGCTGTCTGTGGTGCATATGAAACTCTGGCCGAACACTATACTGCTGGGGACGGTCATAAGCGTAAGCTACAGGCCATCCGTGATCGTATTGAATATGGGCAGAAACTCGTCAAGGGTATGAGTAATGGATAGAGAGTTAGTAGTTATCGTTATTGGAGCGATAGCTATTGCAATAATAATGACTTTTGTCATTACCATTGGCGGTGATCGGCAGGAATGGCTTGATCAACATTGTAAGGTTATTCATCGAAATCCCGATCGCACCGTCATGGAATATGACGTATCTCTTAAAATGGTGATGCCCAAAACTTATTTTGGGCGAGTGTTCTATGAATGTGATGATGGAGAATGGCATGACTGATTTTACTACGCTTACTGATAAACAACTAACCGAGGAAATGGATCGTCTCTGGCGCCAGCATATGTATTATATGGCTGCTGAAGGTAATTGGAATCAAGAGGCTGCTGCTCGTGGAGCCAATGAAAAGGAATACTGGGCTTGTGTCGATGAATGCCATAAACGTGGTCTTGAATCGCTATGATCTCCTTTGAGGATACCAGAGAATACGAATTCGTGTCGGAGGATCCGGTAACTATTTCGGACGGTTTGGCTGTTTGTCAAACCGCTTCTTTGGAGATTTCGAAGAAGGTTCCTTCGAACGTAACTGAACTTATTGCCTTCTGTATGAATAGAGGGTATATTAAGGTTAAAGTGAATAAACTAAAGAAACGTAGAGATTGGATTAAGCTATGACTGATAACGAAAAGATTGAAGCTAAGATCGCTGCTATGGAAATGCTTATGATCCATGGGTATATTTCTCTTTCTAAGTATCTGGAGTTTCTTCGGAGTGTAAATAAGTAGACCGTCTCTTTAAACAGCGAAAGCCTATATAATGAGTGATTTTATTTTTAGTAAAAAGTTCCATCTTTGGATGATGTGGATTAATGGTTTCTTTGTATTGTGTAATGCATTGCTAATGTATGTTGCAGATTATCCTACTGTAAATTTTATGTGTGCTCTAATTTCTCTATTAGGGTTTTCCGCATCATATGTTATGTATAAAACTCAATCTTAAACATAAGGAATAGTAAATGACAAACGCTCATTATTATGTTTTAATGCATAAGAAAAAGGGTTTGGTTCTTGGTTTCTATTCTTCAATAGAAGAAGCAGAATCAGCTAAACAGATTTTTTCTAGCCTAAATTCAAATGAATACGTACCCCTCAGTGAGATGGAAATTATAGAAACGAATTCAACCCTACAAAAGATTTAAAAGGAACTCGTATGGCAAAGGCAACTAAAAAATATAATCAGTCTAATTTGTTCGAGTTTAAGCCAGCCAATGATATTTCAGAAGAAGAAATTATTGAGTTGTCTAATCTTATTCGTATTGGCGTTTCTGGAGAAATTTTAAACAAAGCTTCTGACAATCTCAAGAAACATTTTGTTGAGGTTAAGAAGGCAGCATAAAGGATATAATATGTTTTTTGACCCAAAGCTTGTTGTAGTTGTTTTACTACTAGTGGGCACCTTTCAGCCTCGAGCAGCTTTTGCTCTATTGGCTGGTTGGTTTCTATATCATAATTGGCATGCCTTTTTTGTATAAGGAGCGAAAATGAAACTCGTTGCAGCTATTGTCTATATGTGCATTGCGGGAATGTGTACCGAGCAACATGTAGAAATTGAATCTAAAGCATGTAAGATTGGTCCTCTACATGGTAAAGTAATGGGGGCTGAAGCTAAATTTGGTATACGTTGTCAGGGATGATTCAATATATACCAGTCATATTAATTTGTAATTCTATGCTTTCCGATTTTGAATGTAAAGAAGGTGGTCGAGATACAACAATTATCATGGGAGAAATACAAAACACTCCAATGAGTTGTGCAAAAGAAGGCTATGAAAGAATAGCAAAGAGTGCTCTTGCTCCGAGGCAAGGCGATATCTTTTATGTCAAAGTGAAATGTGTTCCAAGGGATATGAGTCGTGAGCGCTGAAGTTATACCTTTTCCTAAAACCAAAAAGCAGTTAGAGTTAGAAACTATGAAAGACTTTGTCAGTAAGGCAAAGACTATCATTGCACGTAGTATTGCCGAAGAAATGAAGCAATACGATGTACCTAATGTAATGGGTGTTCCTGTAGAAGAGCCAAAAACTCGTCAACAATATCAAAACATTCTAAAACAGTTTCTTGAACCAGAAGATTATCAAGATATTCTTTGCGGTATTTTAGATAAAGAACATTATGATAGTCTTGAGCGACCACTTCAAAAGATTATTGATGCATATTACTCGTTCTCATCATGACTGAGAAAAAAAGAATTTGGTTAGAATTATTGCTCATGTGCGGATATTTGATTATCCCATATTTCGATGCAATATATATAACACAGAAGATGAAGGACTCTGGCACCTTAATGGAAGTCCAGTGTCACGATGACCCTAAAAATTGTTGGATTCAAGTCAAGGATAAACGACATGAATGAATGGCAGTATACTAATCAATTTTTTCTCGAAGGTAAAACGCATTATGTAGAGGGAGGGTCTATAAAGGATTGTCCCTATAATTATCTTTCCGTAGATCAGAGCAACGAGAGGCTAGTTCAGTCGGAACACTATCGTGAACGAGAGTGGTATGCTGGGTTCCATCAGGGTTTTCAGGACTCTCTCGAAGCCAAAAAGATCGCTTGACTTTTTTAAAATATCGAGCTATACTATGTATATGATGGTTGATGTGAAGGAGAAGTAAAATGGCTCATGAAATCGAATTCGTTGATGGTGTCGCTCAGATGGCTTATGCTGGCGATGTTCCGTGGCATGGTCTTGGTGTTAAGGTTCTCGGGGATCTCACCCCGGAACAGATGTTGGAAGCTGCTGGTCTCAATTGGGAAGTCCAGAAGTTTCCTACTTTTGCTATTCTGGATGAAAACGATCCGGATAGTGTAATGGAGACAGGTCAGTCTGCTCTTGTTCGTATGAAGGACAAGAAGATGCTTGACGTTGTCTCTGACGACTGGAACCCCGTGCAGAATGCAGAGGCGTTCGACTTCTTTAATGAGTTTGTGATGGCTGGCGATATGGAGATGCATACCGCTGGTTCGCTAAAGGGAGGTCAGATCGTTTGGGGTCTCGCAAAGATCAAGGAATCTTTCGAGCTTTTCAAAGGAGATCAAATTGACTCTTATCTTCTATTTTCTAATTTCCACAAGTATGGTTTCTCTACTGACGTTCGGTTTACGCCGATCCGAGTCGTTTGCAACAATACGCTCTCGCTCTCGCTCAGTTCGAAGGTAGAGCGTATGGTCAAGATTTCCCATCGTAAGCAGTTTAACCCTGCTAACGTGAAGGATATGCTTGGCATTGCAACCGACAAGCTCCAGAAGTATAAGGAGATGGCTCAGTTCCTTGGTTCGAAGAAGGCCAAGACTGAAACGATCGTCGAGTACTTCGAGCGTATCTTCCCGCTGGCTGGTGCTACTTCGGAAGATAAGGTTGAGGGTAAGCGTTCGAAGAATGCCAATATGGCTCTCGGTATTCTCGACACTCAGCCTGGTAGCGAATTCGCTCAGGGCAGCTGGTGGCAGCCTTTTAACGCTGTTACGTTTATGACCGATCACGTTCTCGGTCGTACGGCTGACACTCGAATGCAGTCGGCTTGGTATGGCTACAACAAGGGTCTCAAGACTAAGGCTCTTGAGCTTGCAGTAGAAATGGCCGAACAAGCGGCATAAGTTACAGAGGACGGTAGCCCCAAGTCCAGCTACCGTCCTCGTTCCATTTTTTATATCTTCTAGAAGCTAATTCAGACATACGTTTTCTATGTTCTGAAGACTTCATATGATTTTTATCTCCTATGAGTTTAGGGAGATATTTTCCGCAATCTTTATAAAACCCCTGCTGTTTTTTAGTATTAGCTGCCTTTATAGAGTTTTCTCTTACACGTTGATCTTCTTTTGTCAAACCTTTGTTCCAAGGTTTGGTAGGATTATTTTGTTTTGCTTGAGAAATTCTTTTGCCTATTTCAGCGACGTAAGGATCTTCTTTTGTCAAACCTTTGTTCCAAGGAATAATTTCTTGGTCTGGACAATAGGTTTTTATATCATAATTAAATTCGATAGGTTCGAGACCTAATGCTTTACCGATTGGATCATAAATATCCATGCTGATGCTCCTTCTTAGCGTTAGAGTCCGTAGAGCTCCCAACTCGTGACGGACAATAATATTTAGTTGTCTTTGACCCTTATATAAAGTATAATATGTATACGATTGAAGGAGATATTCATGGCTCGTCGCCCAGCACTCATTAAGCGTAAACCAAAGACTATTCGGGTCTCTCGATCCGAACAGTATATTGTGAACAAGAAATATCTGGGCGACGAGCCTCTTATGACCCAGGATGTCAACGAGGGTCAGTGTTTCACATGGTATAACTACATGTGCACTGCCAATGATGCTCGTGATTATCTAAAGGAATATTTCAAGAACACTGGTAAGCCAGACCTAGCCAAGAAGCTTTCGAGGATCTCCGACGTAGATATTCCTTTGACTGCTGCTTGGATTGCACGTATGATCTCTCGTGGTCATAAGCCATCGGGAACTACGATGCAGTTTTTCAGTTCTAAGATCCTAAATATGTGGGACAAGGCGAAGGAAGAACCCAAGGAGGAATCAGAAACTCCGAGGATTTCTATCCAGGATCGTATGCGTGAGAAAACTCATGATATTTTGGGAGAGATTGAAGGATTGATTGACGATTACATCTACGAGAATGTAGAGTTTTCGATGTATGAGTGGCTGCAGAGCAACAATATTCCTGCAGCCTATGCTACTTCAATCATTGCTAAATTTTCCCCAGTGCTCGACGAATTGCTTGAAGCGTATGAGGGAAAAGATGATCAGCTTAAAGAAGGTTATCGTCACCTTAAAAAGACAGAAATCAAGAAACTCGTCTCGTTCTACAACACCCTCATCGAAGATGCGGAGAGATATTCTTCAAATACGAAGAAAGTTAGAACGGCTCGCAAGCCACGAGCAGTATCAGTTGAGAAGAAGATCAAGGGTCTCAAGTTCCAAAAGGAAGATGCAACTTATAAAATTGCTTCAGTGTCACCGGAAAAAATCATCGGTGCAATGGAACTCTGGACTTTCAATACAAAGTATAAGACGATTACGAGGCTTACAGCGATTGATCGTGGTGGGCTACAGGTCAAGGGAACTAGCATTACGAACTATGACGAAAGTAGTTCTATTTCCCGCTCTGTGGGCAGGAAAGAACCGAACGATTTTCTCAAGCGCATACTTGAGGGTGGTAAACTTGTTCTACGAAAAGTCCTTGATGATCTCAAGACAGAAAAGCCTCTTGCGTATCGTATCAACGAGAACACGATTTTGTTGAGGGTGGTTCAATGAACACTAAAGATGTAGAATTCTACGAAGACTTTAATGATATAAAGATCGTAGCAAAGTTCCTTCTCGAAAAAGAAGGAGTATCAAGGGAAGAAGCGTTGAATGCTTTTTCTCGTATCACAAATTACGATGTTGCTTTGCTTAAGAACATCGTAAATAATACCGAAAGGAAATAAGATGAATAAGATTATCTTATCGACTATCGCTGCCATGCTTATGGGTGGTAGTGCAATTGCTGGCGACGTTATTGCGCCTCCAGTTACAAAGTATGTTGAAGTTCCTCTACCTCCAAAGCGTCCAACCAATTTTGGTAAGATTGATTATCAAAAGGTTGCTCAAAAGGTTCAGGAAGTAACCACAAGGAAGTGATGATGAAGAATATCATGTATGGTGTGATTATCTCTTCAATGTTAACTGGCTCTGCTTTATCAGCAGAGTCAGAATTGAAGTGTTATGAAAATAAAGAATTTATGAAGATGATTGATGATAAAGCTCTTGTTACTCTTTATAATGGTATAAAGAATGATAAGATGAATGAAGTTATGATGTCCAAAGATCGGCATCTGTTTATCATTGAATACGATAAGTCTTCGGATGGAAATGCAATGGCAGCAAAGCAATATTGCGTTGTTGGTGTTTTAGACGACGTTACATTTAATGATAAAGCGATTGAATATCTAGGTCAGTTGCTTGAAAAGGTAAAAGGACAAAAGACATGAGTATTCTTGGACCAGATGGTGCAATTGCTGCTAGCAGTCTCCCAACGGGAGGCGTTGATAAGAAAAAGCCGATTGTAGATTTTCGTATGGTAATGTTTCCTAAGATGATGGTTCATCCTCAGACTAAGGAAATGGTAATGGTTCCAATGCAGGATCTTCAGTATCAACGTGAAGGTTCTACTGAATGGTTTTCTGTTGCTCTTCATGAAACTGAAAAGCACGATTATAATCCGGAGGATAAGAATGAAAAAGGTTTATATAGCAATAGCAATGGTGTGTCTTAGTCTGGGTGTTGCTGGCTGCGCTGAGTTGGCGACCGTCGGTAAGTGCATTGTACGGGACAGTTCTAACAGACCGTGCCACTAAAGAACCACCACATCCCCTAATTGAAGAATTTGAAAACGAAATTCCAAAAGAATAAATAAAGTTTGCCGAGGTCGTTGAGACTTAGCATATAGGTTGGTAAGACAGGGGTGCGAATCCCCTCACCTCCACCATAAACTGATAAAATCCTGTCTATTATAAATAAGTATGATTGACAGGAGGATTAAATGAAACACATACATCATATTGTTCCCAAACATTTAGGCGGAACAGATGAACCAAATAACTTGATAGAACTTACTATTGAAGAACATGCCGAAGCCCATAGAGTTTTATATGAAACACATGGTCACTGGCAAGATTTATTGGCTTGGAAAGGTTTGTTAGGTCTTCTTACTTCTGACGAATGCACTTTTATAGCAATTCGTGAAGGAGCAAAAAAAGGCGCTGCAATAACCAATGCTATTAGATGGGGAAATGGTAAGAAATCTGCCACTGGTAAATGGATAAGATCAGGCGTTCCTTCTCCTTATGAAAAAGGAACAGATGGCAGAAAAATTAGAAACAAGAGATATTGGTTCAATGATGGCGTTTCCGAAGGACAGTTCTCTTTAGAGGATTATCCTAAAGATTGGGTTCGTGGTAGATTAAAATCTGTTATGAAAAAAACGAATCCATATGTCAGTTTATGATGGGGGTGTATAGGCTCGATTATCTACATTAAGGCTTCGAGGAGACCAAAGGCGAAACGTAGATGCAAACGATAATGATGCATCATTTGAAGGTTACGCTCTAGCAGCTTAATCCTCATTGGGTTGGCGACTGACCTAGAAACAGAACAGTCGCATTTTCATTTTGAAAGGATATATTATGAGTAACAAAGACAAATATACGGGTATGCGTGAGTTCAACTTTGCTCTCAGTACTAATGTCTATATCTGCGCCGTTGCAGGTCTATTTCTGGGAGCTATTCTGGGTTATTGGGCGACAGGCGTAATTGAGATCACATTGGCTTCTGCAATTACGTTCTTTGTTCTTTCTGGCATTTTTGGAATGTTTGTATAAACAACTTGCTTTTCCATTCGGATCAGCGTATAATACTAACAATGGTCCCGTAGCTCAGCTGGATAGAGCAACAGACTTCTAATCTGTGGGTCGCACGTTCGAATCGTGCCGGGATCGCCATTTCTTAACGGAGAACAAAATGTCAAACCGTAAGCTTCATTGGTTCTGGAACAGTTCTTTGGTAGACAAATTTCATCAAACGCTTCTAAACCTTTCATCATGGATTTGGCGTAAACAGTCAGGTCGCTAATCTGGAGAATATATTATGGCAAATTATCGTGAAGAAGATCATGGCCTAGCATATTACATTACTCTAACTGTAATATGGCTTGTCTTTTTTGTTGGATGGGTGATGAACATTATTGCTATCTGGAATACAATGGACAATCCTGTAACCGCTAAGTTTATTCTTCGCTGTATTGGTGTTTTTGTTGGCCCTGTTGGTTCTATCCTAGGATATCTATCATGAATAATTATGAATTGCTTTGGGAATGCTTTATGTCTGAACAGATGACTACTGCTCAGTTAGAGCAGCATCTCAAGGAAGATCCAGAGTTTGCTGTATTTGTAAGAGAAAAGCTCGATCAAATTGAGGATTCAGAATGAACAAACTACTGATCTCTGCATTAGTTCTATTCTCTACCTCTGCTCTAGCAAACTATGATATAGTAGTTTCGAAACGCAGCCAGTCAATGACAATTTACGAGGATGGAGAGTTAATTGAACGTTGGCCAGTATCTACAGCCCGGAAGGGATATTATACGCCAACTGGAACTTTCCGCCCTTATTCTTATCAGCCTATACATTATTCAAAGAAATATGACAATGCTCCCATGCCGCACTCTATATTCTTTTCTGGTGGTTATGCTATTCATGCTACCCCTCACGTGGGCAATTTGGGTCGACCTGCTAGTCACGGATGCGTTCGGTTGAGTCCAAATAACGCTTACACTCTTTACAATATGACCAAAGGTGAATCTACGACAATCACAATCAAGGATTAGTTCTATGGACACAATCAAAGAGACTTATGCATACTCTCATGCTAGCACTGTAATGTGGTCATTACAACAGGAGTTGAACAGACATAAGGCTCGAAGATTGAACGATAGTCATATACAACAATATCTTGAACGACGAATAGCCGAATTGAAGGAATATGAAAAACAATGCTTAAAAATTCAGGCTTCATAGAAGAAGTAGAAAAACTCTGTCAAGATAAAAATATTGAATATATTGACGCCGTAGTTTTTTGGTGCGAGAAAAATAATCTAGAAATAGAGACTGCGGCGTATTGGATACGAAAAGACCCAGTAATGAAGTCTAAGATTCAATTGGAGGCTGAAAACCTTAATGTTCTGAAACGTGGGGCTAGATTGCCGATATAAATAGTGGGTGAACCATTGTTGGAGGCTAATATGCGCATAAAAACAATCGGTAAACCCTCACATATATCCCTGCCAATAGTCAAGAAGGCGGCGAATTTTTATGGAAAATATCTCATTGGAGGGGGTAAACTTTACAACAACTTAAAGTTGACTATCCAATTTGAGAAAATGGATCATATCGACGGAGACTACGCTTATTGCGACTGGACTGACGACAGTCAGCAGAAAAGAGAATTTACTATAGGCGTAGATAGAGCTCTTAACAAGAAAGAAACATTACTAGCTTTAGCTCATGAAATGGTCCACCTAAAGCAATATGCTAAAGGTGAAATGAAAGACATTTGGAAGCCAGTACGCATGGTCAAATGGCAGGGTGAAAAATACCTCCACGAAGAGATGGATTATTGGGAATGTCCTTGGGAAATCGAGGCTTATGGCCGAGAGAAAGGACTTTATTTTAAATTCATAAATTATATGAGAGAGGGAGAACCTGAAATAAAATGTCAGCCTTCGAAGCGTATAAAGATTATGGCTCCACAGAAACAACCTAAGATTGCTTCTTCAAACGCCACCATTCTTTAATTTTTTCGGATTGTTGTCGTTTGAATTCTTCGCTTCTGGTTTTGCCTTTTGTTTTTTGTATTCTTTTTTCGATTGTTTCTTTTGATTGTTTTTTGCCAGATGCTTTCGATCGTAACTTTTGAATAGTTTCTTCTGAGTAGACTCCAGTTTTTCCTTTGTTCCAGACGGTTGCTCCATCTGGTCCTTCGCCACCATCCGAGCGATTATGGAGAATACCATTGTTTAAATCTTTTCTTCCATACCAACGTATTAAACGTCGTTCAATAGCGCAAGCACCAACGTTGGTTAGATTAGTTTCAAGAAATATTATTTTTGATTTGTCTTTGGGAACTGATACGCTATGAGATTTATTAAAGGCTCTTCGACCTTTGCCCTTGCCGATATAATATGGGGAGTTGTCTGATGCTCGGATATATGCGTATACGTAATAAATATTCATGCTGGACCTCTTTAACAGGTGTAGAGTCCGTAGAGCGCCAACTCGTGACGGACATCTTTATTTAGGTATTTTGACATGTCAGCCTTTGAAGCATATAAAGAATACGTGGCTTTAAAAAACCACTTCACCAAAACTGATTACGACTACATTAAATACAACGGAAAGACAGGTCTGAAACATACTTCTTTCGAGAAGCGTAAGGATAAGATATTCTTTGAAAAACTTGCTAAGAATGAGAATTATCACGAGTTTCTTGTTGCTAATCTTAGCGATAATCCAAAGTTATGGATACGAGATATTGCATATTCTGAGACCGCCCAATTAACATACCAAAATTGGAAAAAGCGTAATCAGTCCCTCACCTACAATTTCAAAAATGATTTTAAGAAAATCCTACAAGAATCAGGAGGGCAGCATCATCCTGCTGCTTTGAGGTTATATCTTGGCAACGAGATCAGTTTAGAGTCTCTCTGTGTCTTTATTAAAATGACTAAAGCGATGGCTCAGTGGGACTCTAAACTTGAATACGACCCGATATGGGAAGAAGTCCGATTGAAGGTTGTGAAATATACTCCATTTATAAAATATGATATTGAGAAAATCAAGCAGGTAATGCTTGACATAATGAGCGATATGGGGTATACTAAATAATGTTGGGTGATACAAATACCCATCATACAATTGTCATACACTGTTATACGGAGAATATACATGGTAGATTTTAAGTCCCTCAAGGCAGCTTCTGGTAAGAAGTCTCTCGAATCCCTAACATCAGAACTCAATAAGCTATCAGGCGGCGAAGGCAAGGGTGCCGACGATCGCTTCTGGACGCCAACAGTCGATAAGGCTGGTAATGGTTATGCTGTTATTCGTTTCCTCCCTCCGCCAGCTGGCGAGGATGTTCCCTTCGTTCGTATCTTTGATCATGGTTTCCAGGGTCCAGGCGGATGGTATATCGAGAACTCACTAACAACTCTTGGTAAGAGCGATCCAGTTTCTGAGTATAATTCTAAGCTATGGAATTCGGGTATTGAAGCTAACAAGGAAATTGCTCGTAAGCAGAAGCGTCGTCTTCACTTCATCAGCAATATTCATGTTATCAGCGATCCAGGTAATCCTGCCAATGAGGGTAAGGTTTTTCTTTACAAGTATGGTAAGAAGATCTTTGATAAGCTCAAGGAAGCAATGGAGCCTCAGTTTGCTGACGAGGAAGCAATCAACCCATTCGATCTTTGGGCAGGTGCACCATTCAAGCTAAAGATTCGTCAGGTCGAAGGTTATCGTAATTACGATAAGTCAGAGTTTGGTAAGCCAGAGCCTCTGTCTGATAACGATAAGGAACTAGAGCAGATCTGGAAGAGTGAGCATTCGCTTAAGGAATTCCTAGATCCTAAGAACTTCAAGTCAGAAGAAGAGCTACGTGCTCGTCTGGCCAAGGTTCTTGCTGAAGATTCACCTGCAGCAAAGCGTAAGGCTGCTGAGAATACAGAAGTCCCATGGCAGGAAGAAGATTCTGCTCCGGCATTTAAGGCGACTCATGCGCCGAAGTATTCTGGTGATGACGAAGATGACGATGAGTCATTGGAGTTCTTTAAGAAGCTTGCTAATGAATAAAATGAAGAGGGAGCCTTTTGGCTCCCTTTTTTATTATCCCCACATGTTCTTTTTGTAATTCTTCATTTCTTTCCAATGATTGCCACCAATCATTTCAGCCCAATCAGGCCAGCCAACATCATATGTGCCATTGTAGCCGCCAGCACTAACATTGCTGTTGTTATTGACAACTGTAGATGACGAACCAGATTGTTGACCAAATATAGAAGCAAGTATTTCAGATATTGGTTCCTGTTGCGCAATTTCTTGTTGAACTTGGTTTGATACAGCTGCCTGTTTAAGAGTTTGAGTGTTTTCTGTAGATCTACTCAATTGTTCTAATATTTGTGTACTAGATAACTGTTGTGATTGTGGCTGTTCTGCTTGTTGCTGCGGAGCAATTGCTGCAGCTTCGTCTTGAGCTGATTGTAATTGGCCCATCATTGCTGATGCTGCAGCCGCAGCCATAGGATTCATTCCTGTCATCATCATTGTCATTTGTTCAGGAGTTAATCCTGCGGCTGCTCCTGGCATTGCCTGTGTCATTGCAACTGGAGTTGCTGTTGGCATCATCGGAGAACTTGATCCTGGAGTTGTTGCTGATGGTTCAGATCCGGGAGTTGTTTGACCGCCAATTATAGATTGACCACCTTTGATACCTTTGCCACCTATTTGAGCGTGAATATGGTTATCGTGACCTTTGGTTCTCCAAAGAACAGTATATCCTGCAGCTTGAATTTGTTTTGCCAATTCATCAAATCTCTTGCCCCAAACCGGATCACTGGCTTCAGTTATACTACCAGGAGCATTAATATCAATTGCCAACCCATCGTTATGAGCAGAACCAGGATGATGCTGTTCCGGATGAACGCCATTAAACGCTGGATGTTCTGAAACTCTTATTCCTTGTGCTTGTAGTGCTCTACCTAAAGCAACTATGTCGCCTCCAGGCAATGCAGGCATTTTACCAATACCAGCTTCTTTTTCATTGTGATTATGTTCCGCAGCGCCACTTATGGGACCATGTCCGTGTTCGCCACCAATTTTCTCAACTCTAGAAACGCCTTCAGAAGAAACTGGTGGTTGTTCAAACTTAGATTGCATTGGCGAAGATTGTGGAGTTGCTCCACTTTCAGAAGCTCCTTTGGTAGCTCCAGCCCCACCACCACCAACAATCGCTTTTTCTACAGCTGCAACATTCCCTGCTCTTTTTGATGCTTCTCCAGCTTGATCTCTTGGTTTTTCAAATTTATAAACAAATTGAGCAGCCGCTTCTTGGCCGCTAGAAACTGGAGTTTTTAAATAAGATTTCATTTCGCCTTCGGTCAGAGCGTAATCAATTTGCCCTTTCCAATTTTTCTGCCAGTCAGGTCCAGCTGCTCTAGTCATGTCAGTGAATCTATGTTCACCAGTTCTTAAATTATCATGATGTTGGAACAAACCGCCAGATGGACCATTAACGTCGTTGCGATTATATGCGCCTGAATTAAATTTTGATTCATTTTGTATATTAGCTAACATTCCTACAGCGTGTTCGTGGTCTATACCTTTTTCTTTAGTCAGGTAGCTATATATGTCCTTTGCCATAACAGGATTGCTTACCTGTTTGACTCCGCCACCAGCGCCGCCGAGACCTCCACCAGCGCCGCCAGCACCACCTCCAGTCATAAAGTCCATTGCAGTTTTACCCGCACCAAAAGCCAAACCTCCCATAGCCAATGCACCAATACCTTTAACTATGGACATAGCTGTTCCGCTAAGACCAGTTAATAATCCTGGTAATAGACTTTGTCCAATTGAAGATTGAAGGTCTTGATTTAGGCGAAATATACTATTATCAACGTTTGCTATTCCTCTGGCCATATTTTTTATGCCAGTAGCCATATCATGTATGCCAGAATTTATGTCTTGAAGTTCAGATTGAATTGCTTGTAATGTAGAAGAATTTCTTTCAGATACACTTTCGTTTTCCTGCATAACATTTTGAAGATCATTAAGATCCTGTCGCTGTGCCTTAATAGCAGCAGCAATAGTTCCCATAATCTTAGATAAATTAGCATTTCCTCTTTCCGCAGCTTCTCTGAATTGTCCAGCGGAATCTCCCATCGCTGAACGAATTGTGCCTGAGAGTTGCGAAAGTTCTGCTTGTTCCATTTATTTGCTCTTATTTTTGAGTTCTTCTACTTCTTTAAGATAATCAACTAACATCTGAACATAGATATCTCTTTCAAATGGCATAAGGTGTTCAATATCACTAATTGAATATTTATGGTGCTGGGCCAATGAAAATATCGTTGAGAAATAGTTACCCAACGAATTATGACTCAGCGCCATGTAAAAAAATCGTTTAACGAATTCAAAACGATCTCTCGTTTTGTCCCTGCTGTATTTTCATACTTAATTACATATTCGATCTTAGGAATATTAAGTAAAAACTTCTGAATTTCTTCAAAAACCTTAATATTGAGGTTTTCTAGAAAGTCTACTAGATCCTGTTTTTTATAATCGCTTGCTTTATAGATCTGATCTTCATAATAAATTGAATCGATACAACGAACTATGAGCTCAAATATGTAATCTTTCTCTAAACTCAAAAATTCTTTGTCGTCATACAGTTTTGCAGAAGGATATTTCATAACAATACCCGATTTATCGGTGATTTTTATGTTATTAATAATTTTTTCAGGAAAATTTACTTCAATTTTATTGAGATCGATCTCAAAATCGTATGTTTTATCGTCTTCAGAATCTTTGTATGAAACTTTTACGATATTATCCACTGAAATTGACCTTAATTTGAGAAAAATATACTCAAGATCAAAGAGCGCCAGCTTATCAATGTCAAATTTAGAATCAATAGAACAATTATTGATGATTTGTTTGATTGCTGAGAGAATATCCGTTGCCTGTTCACTTTCTTTAGCCATTAATAACAGTTTTTCTTCTTTAACTAAGAAAGGTCTAAACTGAAATTCCTTTTTCAAGGAAGGAACATTTACTCTATAAACTGGATAATCAATTTTAGGCAATGATGACATATTAAAACTCCATTATGATTAAAATATTGATTGTGATGATCCCACACCAACACCTATAGTTTCTCGTTCTTTTGCTGTTGATAGTCCACCTGGTTGCGATCTGGTTCTTAAAATTGATGAACCCTCAATTGTATATTCAGTATAAGCTAAAGAAACATTAATTCTCATCAAATTACCATCACCCCATGAAAGCGGTATTTCTCTTAATGCACTCGGAAACGCTTCAAATAAGTTAATTTTCTGAATTGAGTTTCCATAATGATCGTAAATTACAATTACTATTGTTGATGAATACTGATCTTTGTATTCAGCTGTATATGTTGGCGCTTGACCTGTAGAAGTTCCACTATACTGGAAAATAGATCTAGTCCATTGATACCAATATTGCCAAAATTCGCAAAAATGATCACCAATCATAGAAATATTAGTTTCTTGATATTGGGCGTTTGTTGGTTTCTTTTGAGTTGGACCTATACCGTAATGATTGATGTCTGAAGAAATAAGAGAAATACCAGGAGCTCTGACTTGATCAACTCTGAAAGACATATTTTCAGATATTTGTTTTAACGAAACAGGAGTGCCCTGATTGCCCAAAGCACCACCGTTTTGCGTCATAACTGGTGGTGTTTGAACAAATACCTCAAAAGAATTATTATCTAGGTATCCGAAATCTCTTATATTAGTTGAAAACTTGTTTATGTTAAAAGCCATTTTAGTCCCTAGTAAGGTGGTGAACCAGCATATCTTTTATTTGAGTTTATTTTCCATCTATGAATTGGCAACACAGCAGCCTTTTCCCAATTAGACGGGTCAACTTCATGAAACGAACTTCTAACATGACTATAAAGATATCTCTTTATACACCCATCAACGCCTTTAAAGACGTTTGAATAACCTCTTAAAATTTCATAAGACAAACTAAGCCTTTTATTCATTTTATATTTATTTTCGTCAGTAAATTCTACTAAAGAGTTTAATAACCTGACTCTGGCCAATGCCGGAAGATAATGTAGGTTGATACCCAAAAATCCGTCTATATACATCTCAACGGGCATAGTTAATGGATACATATCGTAAAAAGGAAGGGTGGCTTTGTATTTTGGATCATACAAATAAAGGTACATTCCTCCAATTTGAGGCAATGACATCTTTTTAAAATATTTGTTTGGTTCTGCTTTGGTCTTATTTGATTTTAAATCTTCGACAGAATCATTGAACCAATCCTCAGCTGAAAGAGATTTGTCAGCTAAAGCTCGGGCAGAGGCTCTTAGAAGGTCATTGAACGTATTTGGCATTAATAACCTTTCGGTAATCCTAGTTCGTTTTCTGTCATTATTATGAATTCAAATCCTCTATCTTTGCAGTATTCACGAGCAGCTTTCCATTTGGCTGAATTTACACCCCAAGTCATAACTTCATTAACATATTTTCGACTTTTCTTTTTGCTTTCAGTAATAGTTGGCGGCTGCGTTTGCTTGAAGGGTTTTACCTCTATGAGCACAGTTCTAGTCCCGCCTCCAGGCTTATTCATTTTTGCAGTAAAATCCACATAATAGCGATGTATTCTATTATCAACTGGCGATCTATATGGTATTATAGTCTCCTCTGAAGACCACCATATTATGTTAGGGTCAATATCAAATCGACTCATTACTAATAATTCCCATCGAGAACGATAAATAATGTTGGTTGGATCGCCTTTGTATTTTTGAGGATTCCTTGGTTTAAAATAACCTTGATACTTAGCCATGTTCTATATCACTAATAAATAAACTATATTTATTCAAATAATAAAAGGGAATCATGGCAGTACCTAATTTTCCACAACCACCGGGAAGAAATATCGGAAGCGGGGCGGGCATGACCTTCCCTTCGGATCTCATCACAAATGGTAGAGAATACTATACCGAAATAAACTTCCAAAGTTACGAATATGCCACTGCAACTGGTTTAGGAGCTCTTTCCTTTGGTGGAGGAGTTAGATTACCCATTCCAAGAAGAATTAATGATAATGAAAGTATTATTTGGGAAGAATGGTCAGGAACACAAGCAGCACCACAGCTTTTAAATGCAGGGGCTGGTATAGCTAGCACATTTGGTGCTGGTGCAGTTGCTAGAGTAGCACAGGGACTTGGCGGTGTTATGACTGGCTTGACAGCTGGTGTTGATATGGCTGGAACTTTTACTGGACAATCTGTAAATCCATTCCAGTTTATGATGTTCAAAAGACCAAATTTCAAAGAATATACTTTTAGTTGGATATTAGCTCCGAATACAAGAGAAGATTCTGATAATTTGAAGGATATTATCAACAAATGCAAAAAATCTGCTTTGCCTTCAACTGGTTCTCTTGGTGGCGGATTAATGAAATATCCAGATATTGCCATGGTCAGATTTAGACCAGATGATTATTTGTTCAAACTAAAGCCTTGTGCTATTCTAGGTGTTCAGGTGGACTATACAGGCGCAGGACCATCGTTTTTCAAAAGTGGCGCACCAACAATTGTAACTCTTACTATGCAATTAAAAGAACTTCAATTGCAGAAAAAAGACACATACGTAGAGTAAGACATGGTAGATAGATATTTCGACAAACACCCAATTATCAATTACGGCAATAATAATGCCGTAGATATTACAAAGCGTGTTGCTTTGTTAGAAAAAGTTTCAACAGATCCTTTTGCTTTTTATCCTTATGAAATTACTTCCAACGAAAGAGCGGATCAACTAAGTTACCGTTATTATCAAGATCCATTTAAAAGTTGGATATTGTATCTAGGCAATAAAATAGTTGATCCATATTACGAATGGTATCTTCACACAGAAGAATTCCAAGAGTATATCACCAAAAAATACGGTTCATATGTTAATGCTACTGATAAAATTATGTTTTACAGAAACGATTGGCCAAATGTAGAGGACATTAACGTAGAAGTCTGGAACTCATTACCCAAAACCTTAAAAAACTATTGGGAACCAAATTTTGGACCAAATAACAAAATTATTGGGTATAAGAGAAAACAGGTTGATTGGAAAATAGTAACAAATAAAATGGTTTCCTATCAGGTGTCAAACACAAACTTTATTGTGGACGAAATAGTTGATATTGTATTTGATGAAATTAATTCTGGCTCAGGACAAATAGCATCAATTGCAAACAATATGATAAATGTTCAACATGTCAGCGGATCATTTTTCACAAGTGCCACAGTAGTAATTAAAGAAAATAGTTATATATACGGAAGAGAAAGCACAGTGAATACAGTTTTCACTTCTGTTACTTCTGTCGCTAATAATCTATCAGAAGAAGAATATTCTTATTGGACTCCGGTTACTTATTTGGAACATGAAAATGAAAAAAATGAGTTCAATAAATCTGTAAGAGTTATCGATAGTAGCCTCAAACAAACCATGGTCAATAATCTAAAAGATTTGATGAGAGAATAATATGGCTATTGGTGATATTAAAATTTCTTCATTGAAGGTTGGACAAATGGATTTGATCCAAGGGGGAAAGGTTTCTCTCGTTGGTTTCAACATTTATGAAGATATTCTAAATCCTTATGGACCATTAGCTGAAATAAGAGTTCTCGATCCAACAGATCAATTGGGCAAAACAAAATTAAATGGTTCATACGACCAGGATGTTGAGATAAATTTTTCTGGCGACAATTCTATAGCAGGAATTGGTGGCGGACATAAATTAAAGATGAAAATGTTTCACAACAAAGATTTGAACGATCAATCTTTGAATAACGTTGGTTCTGGACATCACAAACAATATGACATTAGATGCGTTTCGCCAGAGTTTTTAAACGCTCAAGGTAACTATGTTGAAAAAAGTTTCAATCAAGAAACTTCTGAAGCAGTAAAACATATAGTTGAAAAGGGATTCAAATCTAAAAAACAATTCAATGCTGGTAAGACCAAAAAAAGAAGATTGATAATTCCTAAGTCTCATCCTCTAGATGCTTATAAACAAATAAGCACTGAGCATGTTTCGGACAAATATGAATCCTCTTGTTTTGTGTTATTTCAGAAATCAGGTCAATCTGGTGGTGAATATGAGTATCACTTTAAAACTTTCGAAGAACTATTTGAAGGCTCTTCAAAAGTAAAATTAAAACAAACCACTAATTTGAATTTTGAACTCAATAATAGACAAGAAAGACAAAATTCTGTTATGTGGTTCAAACCATCAAAGTCTTTTGATAGTGGTCCAAGAGCGTTAGATAAATCTTCAGAATATACTTTTGATTATACTACGCATAAAGTTGTGGCTGTAAACCAACCAAAAAGCAATAACAAATTTAAATTTGCAGATAGAGATCCAGTTTATAACAGTTCGCCTTCATATGTTGATAAAGGCGTACCAACTCATTATGTGCATGATAAGGCAAACAATAAAGAAAAACATGAAACTGCTTCAGCTATGACTAAACGAGCAGCTTTTTTATCTCATCTGGCCCAAAATTCTGCAGAGTTTGAAACTTATTATAACCCTGATATCAAATTAGGAGAAATGATAGAGCTTGATATTCCCACAAAAGCAAACAGTGATTGGGAAGGTGGCGAAAAACAAATGAATGGTAAGTTTTTGGTTGTTGCTATTAGAACAAAATATAGAATAGCAGCTGAACCACCTCATTGCACTATGGTAGTTAGAGTTGTAAAGGCTTCTTATAAAGAAGGTGGAGGAGGTCAAGCATGACATTTCATATAGCAGAAGTCAGAAACTTTGAAGACGATCCTACTAAATCAGGACGTGTGAAAGTTAGAATATACAATAAACATAACGACGAACAACAAGTAAAGGATGATGAGTTGCCATGGGCCATGGTGCTTCATCCAGTCACTTCGCCAGCAACGTCGAGAATAGGAATATCTCCTTCAGGTCTAGTGGTTGGTTCTAGAGTTTTGATTATATATTCTGAAGAAGATCATGCTAAACAATATCCTATTGTTATAGGATCATTGGCAAGAGGTGATATGCCAGAAGGACATGAAGATAGTAATGGCGGTGTAGGAACAAATACTGATGATGCTAAGAAAAATTCTGGCGGTAAAATTAAAAAACCAGGCATTGATAATCCAGCTTGGACTAAAAAGGATAGTAATTAATGGCGCCTAAACCAGCTTTTGAAAAAAATAAAAAGAGAGTAAGTCCGAACAATCAAACTATTGGTGGTAAAAAACCAAAAATTGATGCTTCGGTAAAATATGCTGATGCGCCAGCAGTTAAGCCAGACGATTCAAAAGAACTTTCTGATGTCAGAGATAAATTTGCTCCTAATGCAGACAAACCAACAACTGCTTCTGGTGATAAAGGTATCACAGATTTACCGCAATTAGTAAAACAAATTGATCCTCAAGGTAAAGCACAAGTCATACCACAAATGTATCAACAATTGATGCAAATGACTAGTATATTGTCTATGGGTAGTGGTTTTGGAGGTGGTGGTGCTGGTGGGCAAACTGGTTTAAATCAAATACCAGTATTACCTTCTGGTATTTCTTCAGTATTAGAAGATTCTTTTACTGGTGCTTTGGCTATTTTGGTTAGAAAATATGGATTTGAAAGAGTAATACAAGTTTTTGTTGAGTTACTCTCAGAAAACAGAATAAATCTAGTTGATATTAGATATAGAAAAATTGTTGAGAATGCTATGGCAAACTTGATAAAAGTTTGTCTATATTATGGACCAGAAGATATTCCTGTGTCAGTATACGAAACAGTTGTATTTGGAGTTGATGTGCCCGATCCTTTGGTAGATCCAGCTGCTGTTCCTGATTTTTACCAAAAACAATACTACACTTTAGCAACAGACCCGTATCCTGGATACTATGAATGGAGATCTCCAGCTTCTACGGATAAGGTTTGGACAAAAAAGGAAGAAAATTCTTATCACTTTTCTTCATCAAGTCAAGAAATATACTCAAATTCAGAATTGGGATTGGCAGAAGATCTAGATCAATATGTGAAATTACAAACACCACAACCTAATTTGGAAATTGGACCGCAACCTATTTTGACAATTGCAATATTTAATGAATTGTTGATAAAAAGATCAAACTTAATAGAGCAAGATACATTAAACAACAACATGGGAAATAATTCTGGTGGTAACTCCGGCAACAACGGAGGAAATAATATGGCTGGTATGATGGGTGGCCAATTACAGCAATTATTGCAAATGTTACAATCTGAACAATTACCAAAATCTGTATTGAACCAAGGCGAGATTAATAAAGCTTTGCAACAGTATACAAAAGATATGTCGTTCAACAATCAGCTCTTTGAACTAGGAAATATGGCAATGGGCGGTGGTTTGGGCGGAGCTTTAGGATCTCTTGGAAACATGGGAGGCTTATCGAATATCATGGGAGGGTTTGGAATTGGTGGAGGAGGTATTGGTGGTATCCTAGGAAATCTTGGTGGTGGAAGTCTGTTAGGCAGTTTCGGTGGTTTTGGTGGCGGTTCCAATGGCGGTGGCGGTGGGGCTGGTTCAGGATTCCCACAAGCTTCTGGCGGTGGCAGTTATTCCGGAGGAAATATTTCAGAAACAGGATTGACAAATATTGAAACAATGTTAAAATTATTGGGAATATCGTAAATGGCTAATGATAAAGACAATAAAAAATTACCAAAGTCCGGAGTTGATGAGGGCGATATTGTTCCAAAATATGGATACATTCACGGAGAATGGGATGCATTAGGTGGTCATCATTTCAAATATCGTTATCCTGACGAAAACGAAAAATCTTATTCTGAAGAATTATTGCCTAGTGGAAGCTATCATACCACACAGCACGATTCTGATAAAAAAGAAATACACACAAATCTAAAATCTGGTGAATATAGAGGATATACTGCTGGCGGGCATGCTAGTCAAGTTGATGGTCATTACGATCATAATGGTGAAAAAACTGGTAGAATTGAATACGGAAAAGATTTTGGTCAAGCAACTGGTGGAAAATATTACAGAGGTACACAAAAAGAAGAAATCAAAATGTCTGGAGGCGCACAATATAAGTCGACCCAGAAAGCCTCTGATTCCGTAACTTGTAAAGTAAGCTCTGGAACTCTTAGAGATAGATGTAAAAAAGATCGCTTTATGGCAACTGAAGGCGAATATGTTTCTATGGGTGAGAAAAACAAAATCGAAGTATTTCAGAAAGACGTTTCTTTATATGCAGGTTCTAACCATGATATTCACATAAAACAAAAGGGCAAAATAGAAACTGGTAGTACCATGATGATCCAAACAGGATCTGATGCTACTATTAATTCTGCAGCTAAGATTATAGGAAAAGCACAATCTGATATTACTGTCGAATCACAATCAAAAATTACATTAAAAGTTGGTGGTTCCAGTATAGTGATAGAAAGCGGTTCGATTACTATTAAATCTTCCCAGATTAAATTTGAACAAGGTTAAATAGTAAATGAGCCAAGCACATAGACACAGCGATCAAAGATCTTGTGGAGCTACTACAGTTGTTAGTGGTCAGAATTTTGTTACCATCGAAGGAAAATTATGGGCTGTTGAAAACGATCAAAATACACATGGTGCTGGCGGTTTAATAGCTTCTAAATCGTATATTACAATTGCTGGTAAAAAAATAATAGTGGTTAATGATAGTGCTAATCAGGACAATTTATGTCCAACAGCTGGCGGAGAACATTGTAATCCCAAAGCTTCTTCTGGAAGCAGTTTAGTAGAAGTAGGATAAATGGCAACAACAAGAGCAGACGCTTTAACAGGCACATCAAAACAAAAAGAATATTTTTCGGATTTTTTGACAGGTTTTGACATCACTCCATTTGGTAATCAACTTGGTAGAGTTACTAACGAGCAAGCAGTCAATCAATCGTTAAAAAATCTTATAAAAACAAATCTTGGCGAGAGACCTTTTCAGCCAATGGTAGGCTCAGATGTGTATTCTATGCTTTTTGAGAATCAGTATCCTGAAGATATTTCTCTTCTGGAACTTTTTATAAAAAATACTATAGAGAACAATGAACCAAGAGCAAACCTTTTGGGTGTTGAAGTTAAAATTCAGCCAAACGAAAACTCTTTAGAAATAAGTATCTATTATACTTTAATAAATAATCCAGAACCTATTACTCTTACTGTCCTATTGAAACGAGTCCGATAAATGGCAGCAAATAGCTCACTAACACTTAGTTCTTTAGATTTTGATACTCTTAAAGAGAATTTCAAAGAGTTCCTAAAAACTCAGTCTGTTCTCAAAGATTACAACTACGACGGCTCAAATATTAACGTTCTATTAGACGTTATGGCATATAATTCATATTTGAATTCGTTTTATCTCAATATGGTTGCTTCTGAGATGTTTCTTGATTCAGCTCAGAAATACGATTCGATTGTGTCTCATTCAAAAGAGTTAAATTATACCCCAAGAAGCGCCCATTGTTCTGTTGCTAATGTTTCATTCACAGTTGAAACAACTGGTATTTTGGGAAATCTTACCATTCCAAAGGGCACTAGATTCTCAGGGTCAAACTCCAATGGTTCATTCAATTTCGTAACAGACTCTAGAATTACAGTCACCTCAACTAATAATATATTTACAATAGATAACCTTCAAATTAACGAAGGTATATATTTCCAAGATTCATTTGTAATGAATTATGATATTGAAAATCAATTATTTGTTCTTTCTAATCAAAATATTGACACTACAAGTTTAGAAGTATATGTAGTTGAAGATAACGGTTCTACAAACACAGAATTTACACGTTCTGAAACCTTATTTGAACTTGACAATAAATCAGAAGTGTTTTTCGTTCAAGGTTCTGATAGCAACAAATATGAAGTTGTTTTTGGTGACGGTTATTTTGGTAGAAAGCCTAAGAATGGGTCTACCATTCTTGTAAAATATATTGTTACCAATGGTTATCTTGGTAACGGCGTTGAAGAATTTACACTAGATGACGATATTGGACCATTTAATAACGGTGTCGCTTCACCCTCTTCTATCACAACAGTTTCTCCCTCTGTTGGTGGTTCTGCACAAGAATCAATCGAATCGGTAAGATTCGCCGCTCCAAGATATTTTGCTACTCAGCAAAGAGCAGTTTCTTCAGACGATTATGCTGCTCTTGTTAAAAACAATTTCGGCGGAGAAATTCAAGACGTTGCCATATTTGGTGGTCAAGAAGTTGAACCTAAAAGATATGGTAGAGTTATTGTTTGTTTAAAGCCAGTTATTGGAACTATTGCTCCTGACTATTTGAAAAATAGAATCATTAACTTCCTTTTAAGATATGTTGCTCTTCCTAACAGATTAGATTTAACTGACCCAGAATACATATATGTCAAGCTTGATACAGTCGTTCAATATAACATATATACTACAAGTAAATCTGTTTCTGAAATTAATACAGAAGTTTTGAACTCTATACTTCAATATAGTTCAGATCACTTGGAATTATTTAATAAAGATTTAAGATTCAGTCGATTAGCTACAGAAATTGATGATTCTGACACTAGTGTGGTAAGTAACCAAACACATTTGAGATTAATTAAAAAAATTGCTCCTTTATTAAATTGGCCTACCACATATAGCATAGCCACAAAAAATGTTATTATGTATGAGACTCCAACTAAAAAAGTTTATGAAAATGGAGTATTAATACCGCACGCTGAACTTTATTTGTCTAGTTATCAAACTCATTACGATCATGCTTCATTAATTTCTTCAAAATTCACATACGTATATAATGGTGTTGAATATACCGATGCATATTTTGCTGACGATGGACAAGCAGAAGAAACTGGCGATGATATTGGTAAAGCAATTATTAAAGTTTATGCTCCAGTAAATGGAGTCATCACACCTATTGTTGAAGTTGGTAAAATTAAATATAGTGATGGATCGTTTACTTTGAACGATATAACCATTTCTTCTTACAGTGGTGAAATTGCAATTTATCTTCGCAATGAAGATGTAGATATTTTTGCTGGCTTAAATAATATTATTAAAATAGTACCTGAAGATGTATCTATAACCATAATCGAAGCTAAAGAATAATGGAATTTTCAGTAGAAAAATATATCTCTAATTTCGTAGAGAACCAATTCCCGCAATTTTATCAGGAAGATGGACCAACCTTCATATTGTTTATGAAGGCATATTACGAATGGATGGAAAGCGAAGGCAACCCTATTGGCGAAGCCAGAAGCTTATTCGACAATAGAGATATCGATAATACTACTGAAGACTTTTTACAGCACTTTCAGAAAAAGTATCTGTATGGTATTCCGTTTGATATCATTTCAAACAAAAGATTTCTACTAAAGCATATTCTTGACGTTTACAGATCTAAAGGGTCAATATACTGTTATAAGCTTCTTTTCAGATTAATTTATGACGAAGATGTAGACATTTACCTTCCAGGCACTGATGTTATGAGAGTGTCTGATGGTAATTGGTATAAGCCCCAATATCTAGAAATTACTGATAATGATGTAATGAAAGATTGGGTTGGTAAAACTATTGTTGGCACTTCTTCTAATACTTTTGCTGTTGTTGAAAATTATGTTCAACAAAGATATAACAACGATATTGTAAATCTTGTTTACATTACTAATGTTCTTCCAAACGGCGGCGAATTTATCATCGGCGAAAAGATAATTCGTTATGACTTTTTTGCTAACAGTGAAATAAATTATCAAGCTCCAGTAGTTCTTGGTTCTATGTATAATCTTGACGTTACTATTGGCGGTCAGGATTTTAATGTTGGCGACGTTCTAAAACTTGTTTATAGAGATCCCATTACCGACGATATTATTTCTTATGGTAAAGAAGGTCTAATAAGAGTAGCAGAAGTATTCAAACAAATTGGTGCTTTGACAATTAGAGTTCAGAGTAGCGGATTTGGTTTTACAGCTAATTCTCTCACATTTCTCTATAATGACACATATGATAAAACAGGTACAGGCGGCGGATTCAATATTCGTAACCTTTATTCTAAAAGATATGTATTATATAATGATGATATAATATACAACTATAAAAGAGTTTATCTAAACGATGCAACTTTTGGGTTTGATAAAAACCTAATTGGTAATATCAATTCAACATTAAATGACGTTTTGACTTATAAAGGTGGTACTTTTGGTAGAATTCTAAATCTTAGAAATATTAAAATTGGTAACAATTATACTAAACCAGCTACTACATTTACAAGATCAGTAATTACATCTAATGAATTGCCAGGAAAAGTCACATATTCTGCAGACGCTCTGGAAGTCAGAGAATTAATTTATACTGGTATTGCTACAAATTATAACAATACAGATATTATCACTGTAGTAAATTTAAGATCTAATGTTAATATTAGAGATGCAAGAGGAACTACTGATCCTGCAGAGCTTCATGATATTGTTTTAGTAAGCAACGGCGCAATTTATCAATTTTATGCAAATTCTCAAGGATTTAGTAATACCTCTGATGTAATTTATATTTATCAAGCAGACGATTATTTTGCAAAAGGCGATAAGGTTTATTACCAAGTTCCTACCAATAATACTGCTTTGAGAGGGCTTACAGGTAATAATTATTACTGGATTAATTTCGTAAACACTACATCTATTGCTTTGACTGCCAATGCTCTTGGAACTAATGCTACCTTATCATTATCTACTAATAGCACTGGTGGAAATCTATCATTTGTAGTTACTAATCCAGGAACTAATTTTATTAATTTGAACCCTACCATTGTAGTTTCAAATTCTATTGGTGGTAATTCAAGCGGTAGTGGTGCAGTTTTTGATGTTGGGTTTGCTTATTATGTTACTGGATCAACTCCTGTTCTTGGCGCAAATGTGGATATCCTTGCAGTTGTTCGTGAAGCTGATAACCCAGCAGAAACACATTATATAGAAGACGAAACAGGAACACAGTTTGCATTTTATGCGAACGGTAATGGCTTCAGTTTGTTGGGAAATTGGATTAAGCCAATAAAGTTGAGCCGAGGATATAACGTTGCTAACGTTAGCATTAATAACACTGCTCCTGGCGCAAACTCGAATGAAACTCATAGTATAGTATTGGTAAGAAATAATGTTTCTTATAATTTCTATGCTAATTCTAGTGGTTTTGATTATAACACAGATACTATCAAAATAAGCTCAGCCAGTAGCTATTTCGCAAAAGGCGATAGAGTTTATTATCAAGTTCCTAATAGCAATACTCCGCTAAACGGATTGACTGGTAATACATATTATTATGTGAACTTTGTCAATAGTTCTAGTATATCATTAGAATACTCTGAATTGACTTTTGGACAAAGAATTGAATACGTAGTACCTAATGGCAATACTGCTTTAGACGGTCTGACAGGTAATTCTTATTACTATATCAATTACACAAATAATTATATTGTTACTCTTACTAGTGACGAAATAACAAATGCTAATTTTGGCACAGTGTTCTCAGAGGTTTTTGAGGCGAACGATGTAATTTGTTTCCAAGCGAATAGTGCAGATTCTAATACTGTTGAATTCCAAGTTATTAAAGAAGTTGTTAGCAATACAAAAATGTATCTGTATGGAAATACAATTTATAATTCAACAGATAAAGCAAAATATTTTATGGCTCCAACAACTATACCTGCCAATTTTGCCAAATATGACACATTGATGTATAGTGCCAATGGTTCTATAAATGGTGAAAACGAAAAAATCACAGCTATTCCTAGCTCAGGAAATAATGCTATTAAGTCTGTTACTAGTCTTGATTCTGGTATTGGTTATGTTGAAGGCGAAGAAGTAACTGCTTATTTGTATAATGCAGTTTCAGATGCTATTACAATTGTTCAAGGCGGAACTGGATATGCTAACAACGAAAAATTGGTTTTCGCTGGCGGAGATCCAGGAACTATTGCCACAGGATTCATAACTACAAATACAACAGGCGGAATTGTTGACGCAACAGTATTGAATGGTGGATCGGGTTACAGACAGGCTCCTCAGGTACTTGTCCAAACAAAAAATGGCAAAAATGCATTTTTGACTTCTGAATTGGTAGAATTTAATACTCTGGTGGAAGTTACTGGCCTTGTCAACAAAAAAGGTATAGGAGAAGGCAAAGGATTCTGGAATTCTACAAGAAGTTTCTTGGATTCCGATAAATACATCCAAGATAGTTATTATTATCAAGATTATTCTTATGAAATCAGGGCTGCAAAAAATCTTTCTAAATACAAAGATATAATTAACGAAACTTTCCACTCTGCTGGTTCTGAATTATTTGGTAAGTATTTATACAAAGATCTAAATACTTCTATTATGCAAATCGCATATGATCAATCATATGCTAATACTGATCCTGTTACACTTTATACTCTAGTTTCAGGAGATTTTATTACTTGTGATGAGGATCATTTCACAGTAGATACATATGTTTATGACTATTATGAATATGCTGATATTCCTACAGTTTCTGTTGATAATATTGCAATCAAAGTTGACAATATAACTAACAGATCTGATTTTATTGTTATCTCTGTCGATAGAGATTTGAACTCAAATGGGGATATTTACGTTCATCTAACAGCAGACAGTAATTCTAGATTCGTAACTTCGGATATTATTGCTTATTAAAAGGGGACAAATTTATGGGTACATATCAAGAAATTGATGTTGGAACGACAGCTAATGATGGAACTGGCGATCCACTAAGAACTGCTATGATTAAGGTTAATGAAAGTTTGGCTAATGCTTTCAGTAATCCTACAGTCACTAGTTGGGTAACAGTTGGTAATGCAACGTCAAATGTTATCCTTACTTCAAATTCAACAGCGGCTCCAAGCGTTCAGGTCGCTAATGCTACAAATTCTTCAAAATCAGTAGTAAATACATACACAATTCAGGTTTCTAACAATACATATACTGCCAATTTAACAGCTGCGCAGCTTAGTATCGGAAATACAACCTCTGGAGCTTTTGGGGCAACAGTAAACAGTTCTGTTATCGCTATTGGAAACGCAACATCAAATGTATTTGCTAATGGAACTAATATTTCTATTGCTAATAACACTCAGGGTTCTATAGTTATTCATCCAAATAGAATTCTTGTTGGTGCTAACGTTAGCATTAATAACCAAGCTATTTCCTGTGGTAATACATCAGCAAACTTGCTTTTGGATTATAGTATTGTTCGTGTTGCCAACGGTACTTCTGGTCAGGCTAATGTTGAACCTGGTAAAATAACCGTTGGTGCTAATGTTACTATTAATACAACTATGGCCACTCTGCCGGCAGCTAATGTAGTATCAAACACTGGATTTACATTAGGTTCGCATACAGCCGCTGCTAATGGTTACACTTTTCTTCCAAACGGTCTAAAGATGACTTGGGGATGGGTGTTGTCTAACACTAGCACTGGTTCTATATCTTTTGCAGACGTTTTTAGTACTGCAGTATTTTCAATTACTGCTACAGGTAATACTGCAGATTACGTTTATTTTACAGCAAGAACAGTAAGCGGTGCAACAGTAAGAACTTCTAATGCTACTGCAACAAACGTTTATTATATTGCTATCGGTAAGTAAGGGTTATTAAATGGGTAAGTTACTACCTACATACAAAAAAGCTCTCATTGATGAAATGAAAGATAATATGTTGTCAGGCTCAAGCGATTATTACGCTTTTGCTGCTGATCCTGTTTCTAGCCTTACTGTCCCCACGCTAGCAAACGACGATTATGACACAAATTATCCTGTTTGGTCAATGCTTTTTGGTAAACGACTTACTTATAATGATGTTACATTAGTCATAGACAATAAACAATGGGAATATGGAAAAGTATTCGACGAATATGATAATACCTCAGATACATTACATTCTAACAGTAATTTTTACACTGTGTGTATTCCTGGCATTGTTGGTGGCAACTATTTGATCTATAAATGTATAGATAACGCCAATGGCGCTCCTTCTACAATTGACCCAAGCACCATTGGTGACCCTCAAGGCAAATTGTCATTTCAAACTTCAGATGGTTATGTTTGGCGTTATGTTTATTCTGTTTCTTCTGCAAACTACGATAAATTTGCAACAGATGACTATATTCCAGTTTATACAGATCAAAATATCTATGCTACTGCATCAAGCTATTCAGGCGTAGAAGTTGTTGTCATTACTAACCCAGGATCTGGTTATGATGCACACCATGACGGTATTGTAGAAGCTGTTATTAACAGTACCATGATTCAGATTTCTTCAAATGCATCATCTTTCAATGAATATTATACTAAAAATGGAATTTATATCTATAACACATTAGAAACAACTTCTCAATTAACATATGTGAAACAATATATTTCTAATACTACTGGTAATTTCGTAAGAGTGCAAGACGAAGGAATCAATACAGATAATATAATTGAAGGCGAGACTCAATATAAAATCAGCCCAAGAGTAGTTTTCAATACAGACGCTGATCTCGGAGCTCGACCAAAAGCTTATACTACAATCAATCCTTATCAGAATTCTATTGGTAGTATAATTATGCTTGACATTGGAACTGGAATCACAAGAGCCAATGTCTCAATTCAGAGTAATACTCTTTGGGGATCCGGAGCCACAGCTTATGCTATTGTTCCTCCTCCTGGAGGGCATGGAAGCGACCCAGCATCAGAATTAGACGCCAAAGGATTCTGTGTAGCTTTTAGATTTTCTAACAACGAATTGACCACAATACCAGACAATATTAATTACTCTAAAATCGGTTTAATGAAAAATCCATACGCTATGGATATAAATTTCGAAAAAAGTGAAAACAGGTATCAAACTAACACTTTTAATCAACTTTTGAAATTTGATATCAATAACATATATTACACTTTCAACGTTGAAGATGTTATCTATGGAGAAAGTTCTGGCGCTAAAGGAATTATAGCCTTTGTTAATTCTAGTGCAATGTATGTAGCCGGAGACAGAAGTTTTGAAGATGGTGAGAGAATCACTTATGAAGATGGTACACCTACCCTCAATATAACTATAAGTGCAGAAGGCGCAATTTACACTAAAGACGTTAGACCTCTTTATGTTCAGAATATAAATACAGTTGAAAGATCAAACACACAGACTGAATCGTTCAAGTTGATTGTAGAATTTTAAACAGGATTAGAAAATGCCAATAAACACTAATTTTAACGTCAACCCTTATTTTGACGATTATGATGAAGCTAAAAATTATTATAAAGTCCTATTCAGACCTTCTACAGCTATCCAGGCACGTGAACTCAATCAAATGCAGACTATTCTGCAGAAACAAATTGATAGATTTGGTCAACATATATTTAAAAACGGCTCTATAGTATTAGATGGTTCTTTTGATTATGAACATTACATTGATACCGTAAAGGTAGTTTCATTAACCCAAGATCTAGAATCATCATATTTTGTTGGTAAAATTGTTACTGGATCTGTTTCCGGTGTCGAAGCTTACGTAAAACACGTAGACTATGATTTCGATAATAACGTTTATGTATTTTTCGTTAGATATACAAAATCAGGCACAGATACTAATTTCTTTCTAACGGACGAAATTGTCACTGACAACAGCAATCCTAATAATTTCTTTAAAACTGTAGAAGAAGATTGCAACTCAGTAGGAACTATCTTTAGCATTTCGCAAGGCGTAATGTTCTCAAAAGGCTTTTTTGCAGCCTTTCCTGCGCAAACTGTGGCGCTTTCGTTTTATACCACAACTCCTTCTGTGATTGCAGGTTTTAAAGTTGTAGAATCAATCATAACAGATTTACAAGATCCATCTTTATTGGATAACGCTCTAGGATCTCCTAATGAAAACGCTCCAGGAGCTCATAGATTTGCAGTAGATCCTACTCTTACTGTTGTTGATTATGATGCTGAGATTACTGATCCTGATTTTTCGATTCTTGTTGTTATTAAAAATGGCATTATCGAACAGTCTAAAGAAAGAACTGAATACGCAAGAATTTATGACGAATTCGCAAAAAGAACTTATGATGAATCAGGCGATTATTACGTTTCTGGGTTTAATGCCAGAGTAAGAGAGCATTTAAACGTAAACTCTAATGAAGGACTATTCTCATTAGCAGAGGGTGGCGATTCACAAAAACTAACTATCGATATTGATCCAGGTGTTGCTTACGTAAAAGGTTATGAAGTTAATAAACTTGTCACACAGCACATTATTACTGATAAGGGCATAGAATACGAATCTGAAAACGGTGAAACTATTAATGCAAGAACAAGTGGTTATTATCTAGTCAAAGAAGCTATAGGGACCCTATCTTTAGATACTGGTACTTTAGTAAATCTTTATAATACTGCTGAACAGAGAATTACAAATAAAACAACATTATCAACAGCAAATACTGGCGCTTTGATCGGTACTGCTAGAGTTAAGTATTTTGCTTACGATTCAGGATCTCAGGGTTCAGCTAACGGTTCATATAGATTATATCTATATGATACTCAGCTTACTAACGGTAACATTGCAAATGTTAGATCAGTAGGTATCAGCTCTACATTTTTTGCTGACATTCAATTAAATTCAAATAGTACTCCAATATTCAACGATTATAATCTTAACACTTTGCTTTATAAAGTTAATACCAATTATACTAGATCTCTCAGAGGTAATAATGGTATTTCTGATACAATTTTCAATTTCAGTAGAACAGAAACAAAAACCACAAACTTTGCTACTGGCGGTATCTTAACCTTATCTTTGAGTGGTTCAGATCAGGAAGAATTGTCATATTCTACTGGTTCTCTTTCTTCAACAGAAAAAAGAACTATTCTTCTTACTGTTAATGCTAATAAAGATATTCATTTATTCTCGCCATCTGGTGTAGTATCTGGAACTTCTGGTCAGGGCAATCTTACTGGAACTTCTACATATTTCTCTAGATTGAACGCTGGTGATAGAATCAAAGTAAACGGTAGCTACTATTTTGTAAACACAGTATACAGCGATACATCTATGAGTATTGTAGGTACTCTTTCTAATAGCCCAGTTTCTAACGTGATTTATAGATCATACATGGCTGGTGATATAGTTGATTTGACTATAAAGGGCAGTTCAGGTGTAACCAGAAATGTTAGTTTATCATCTTCTGGTGTCATGACTGTTGATTTGAAAGAAGACACTTCAAACACAACAGGTTCAGTTTCTTGTTCAATCACTTATAATATTACTAGAAGTGGCGCTCAGGAAGTCAAAAAAATATTGAGTCCTAGACGTTATGTGATGATCAATACAGCAACTAACGTTGCTAATACTGTTGGTCCATATAACTTAGGTTTGCCAGACGTTTATAGAGTAAGATCTGTAAGAATTAAGACTGGTGCATTTGTTAATAACACTGATGGTGATGATGTAACATCATATTTCGCTCTAGATGATGGTCAAAGAGATTGTTTTTATGATCACGCTTCTTTGATATTCAAAGGCGGTATTGATATTAAAAACAAATATCTATTGGTGCAATTAGATCATTTTGAGGCAGATTATACTGGCGGCGCTGGCTATTTTTCTGTTGATTCATACCCAGTTGATGATACGACAGTTTCTGAAAGCACTATTTTCACCTATCAGATACCAGTGTATGCTACATCATACGGTGAAATGTTTGAACTAAGAAATGCTATGGACTTTAGACCATACAAAACTGCAACAGCTGCTAGCACTCAAGCTACTTCGACTGGTAATATTTCTGCAGCGACAGTAAATCCAGCAACAACTACTTCTATGTATGTTCCCACAGGAGGTTTAAGAACTTCTATTCCTGGAAGTAATATGTATATTGACTATTCATATTACCTTGCTAGAAGAGATTTGATTGCTGTAGACACCAACGGTAATTTCATTTTATATAAAGGCAAACCAGACATAAATCCTATCAGCCCTATTGCGCCTGATAATGTTATGCCTTTGGTCAAAGCTCTCATCAAACCATATCCTTCTTTGTCTGAAACTTATGCAAGACAACTTGGTAACCAAACATATGGTTGTACTGCCAAAAATATTGCAAATAGAAGATATACTATGAAGGATATTGGCACTATCAAAAATAGAGTTGATAATCTAGATTATTATAATGCTTTGACTCTTCTAGAAAAAACAGCGACAGATTTAAATATTACAGATGCTGCTACTGGTCTGGATAGATTTAAAAATGGATTCTTTGTTGACGGTTTCGTAGATCACTCTTTGGGTGATACCAGAAATGACGATTATCGATGCTCCATTGATCCTAAAGAAAACTGTATTAGACCTTTTCACGAAGCTGATTCAGTAAAGTATCAATATCAGTCCACAGGTTCTTCTGGAGTTCAGTTAACTGGTTCTCTTGTAACTAGACCTTACACTGAAACAGTGTTACTAAGCCAAAAAAATATTTCAACTAGAAGAAACATTGAATACAGTGTTTACAGATTCGTAGGAAGAATGACCTTCCGTCCAGAAACTGATATCTGGCACGACCAAAAAACAGTTGATAAAAAAATCACCTATGGTGATGATTTGCCAAATCCTATCTTGTTAAGCACAGAATGGACTTCATGGGAAAAGTATGGCGTAGGTAAACCAGTCTATAACGTTTATTCAACAAATGAAGGAGGTTATGGTAATAGCTGGAATGGTGGCAAATCATTAGAAGGTTCTTTCTCTAGTTATAAAGAAGCTTTGGATTTTGCTAAACCAGTTAAAACAAATACTCTTCCTGCTAATTATTATGCATATAATGCAGGTGGTGGTTATAACCCAAGAACTCCTTACTATTTGGCTAATGGTCAATTAGTTACCGGTTATTTTGGATGGTCAACAAACCCAGATATAGCCGTTCAAATGGGCAGTGGTAATTTAGGTAGTAATACACCTGATAATTTCATGCGTTCCTTTGCTATTGAAGGAACAGATCCGGGCACTACAGAACGCAGAAGTAAAGTAGAAAAATCTCTTGATTGGGGAACTGAAACACAAACTCTAGGTTCTTTCGTAACTGATGTTACCTTAGCAACATATATCAGACCACAGACTATAACCATAATAGTTCAGGGTCTAAAGGCCAGAACTAGATACTGGGTCTACTTTGATTCAGAAAATATGACCAGCTATTGTTCTCAGTGGGTAGCATCTAATCTTTTTGGCGCTAAACCAGATAGCTATAAAACAGAGGGTGCTGAGCTAATTACTAATGACGGCGGTGATCTTGTATTCGATTTGAGATTACCAACAACTGGTAAACGCTTTAAAGTTGGCACTAAGGAAGTTATTGTAACTGACTCGCCAACTAATGCTGTTGATGCAACTTCACACGCCAGAGGTTATTGGACTTCTTTAGGAATCAACGCTCAGAAACAAAACACTATTGTTTCTACTGTTGTTCCTACTATTGAAACTAACTCAACCCCAGAAGAAAGATTTATTCCAGGAAAGGGACAAACTCTAGAAATTTGGGCTTGTTCATGTATGGCATATTCGTTTAAAGTTGATGTTCCACCAACAGAAGATGGTATTTTCCTAACTTCTGTAGACATTTTCATCGAATCAATGCACCCAACTCTTGGTGTTTGGTTTGAAATTAGAGAAATGAATGCCGGTGGTGTTACCAAGAATCAGGTTCCTTATTCTGAAGTTTGGATGAAGAGAACTGATCCTAGAATCAAGTTGAATCCTGTTGGAACAACTAATTTCCAAGCCACAAAGGTAAACTTCCCTGCACCTGTTTACCTAATGAATAACACTTCTTACGCATTTGTTATTCACACTGAAGGTTTGAACCCTGATACATATTTCTGGGTTTCAAGACTTGGCGAAACTGACGTTCTTACTAATAGTCAAATTACTAGTAGAAGATTGACAGGAACTTTGTATACCACTAATAACAATACTAATTATGATATGGTTCCTGACGTTGATTTGACTTGTACTTTCAATAGAGCAAACTTTGCTGTCGGTTCCGGAACTGCTATGCTTGGTAACATTCCTGTTGAATATATTAAGCTAAAATCAGGTGCTGGAGCTTTCACTAATTATGGTGAAGAAATTGTTGGCTCTGCTAAACTAGCATTGACAAGCATAGTTTCAACAGGAAACACTATTGTAATAGGTGATATTTTAACAGGTTCAAGCTCAGGCGCTGTTGGAAATGTTACTGCAGTAGGCGCTGGTTCATTGTATTCTACCACAGGAATTGGTTTCTCTAACACTGAAACTGTTACTGTTAAGAATTCATCAGGAACTCTTAAGAATATTTCAGCTACAGTAAATGGTGTTTATAGTGGTTCAGGAAAACTAAAATCATACGATAGCGCAAATAATATTTTTATTATTGAAGATTCAAACGGATTGTATCTAGCGAACGGTGTAGTAAAAGGTGTTAGAAGTGCTAACGTTGGTGTAATTGATTCATTCACTTATTACCCATATTCAACCACTTGTTTGAAGCCTCATTATCTAACATTTAGAAACACTTCTTGTGGTTTCGAAAAGAGAGGCTGGAGATCTGATACAAACGCATATGGTAATTATTATCCTGGAATACCAGATGTTTCTTCAGATTTTTACGAAGAAAATAAAATACTTTCTAGAGTAAATGAGATATCGTTGAACTCTAGTAATCCAAGTTCACAGGCCAGAGCAACATTAACTACTTCTAGTGTATATGTTTCACCTGTTATTGACTTGTCAAGAGGTAATAGCGTTTATGTTCATAATTTGATTAATGCAGACGACCCGGATGTATTGATATTGGATAATATTGATCAGGGAGCTAATACTATAATCATAGGCGATAAAATCGTCGGAACAGTAAATGGATATGTTACTTCTATAATAGGTAATACTGTTATTACTGACGTAAATGGATATGCAAACGCTGAAATTATTACTGTGTATGAATCTACAGGAACAACAAGTAAAGGCATATCTGCCAATGTTATTAGTGTTTCTAGATCCGAAGATCAAATCTCTGGCGGAAGTCTAATAAATAGATATATTAGTAAAGTCATTACTTTGGCAGAAGGCCAAGATGCAGAAGATTTGATAGTAAAAATAACTGCATATAGACCTGTTGGAACTGACGTCAAAGTTTGGTTTAAAGTTGCTAATGCAGAGGATTATCAAGGTTTAAGTAATAAAAAATGGACACCAATGGTTTATTTTGACTCGATTTATAGTTCAAGCGTAAACAATAGAGATTTCTTAGAATTTGATTATTCTGTAAATCCTGATAATTATGATGGTAATGGTATATTGCAATATACATCTGAAGGAAACACTTTCAAGGGATTCAAACAGTTCCAAATTAAGATTGGATTGTATGGTAATGCTGACGGTATAAGTTCAGCTCTAGTTCCTAAAGTTGGTGACCTAAGAGTTATTGCACTACAGAGATAATATGATGGAACAAAAAACAGAAAAAGAAGGTCTATACAGAGATTTGTCAACAGGGGCGTTATTAAATAAAAATAACGCTGGCCTGTTGGCTTATAAAATAAGAAGAGAAAAAGAGAAAGAATTCGAATCTTTCAAAGAAAAAATAAAAAGAATTGATGATGACATTTCTGAAATTAAAAACGTTCTAAAAGCTATAGCAGAGAAGATCTAGAATGACAATTAATGTAGCAAATACGGAATTAAATAACACATTCGAATATTGGCGTGGCAGAACAAACGAACTTGCAACGTTAATGTCGAATTGTGTAATTACAACGACAGCAAATTTGGCTTCTGCTCAAACTGCTGGTAATGCTGCAATTTCTGGTAGATTTTCTGCAAATAGTTTAACAGCTGCTAACGTTTATACTAACAGTGTTATTACTGTTAACGTATCCACAATTAATACTGCCAGCGAAGATCACTATTTCGTAACAAATACTACAGCCCTTACCTTGGGTAATAATACTTGTAATACATACATAACGCCATCTTCTATTAGAGCTAATAATGTTTTAGTTAATGATAATGTTGCTATCAACACTTCAGCTTTATATGTTGGCGATATCAATGGTAATCTTGTTTTAAATAAAGCTACCATTTATATTCAGAGCAATGACATTGTTAACACTGTTTTAACTTCTGCTAATTTCAAAGTTTCAAATAATAATGTTAATTCCAATTTAACATACAATTCTTTAACTATTGGAAACGTAGTAGTCAACAGCACATCGATGTCGTTCCCAACAGTTACTGGGACTCCCGTAATAAATTCTTCCACCATTGTTATTGGTGCGAACGTTTATGCGAACACTTCGACTTTATTGGTCGGAAATTCATCTGTTAACTCCACTGTCAACTCGACAATGGTTCAGATGTCAAATTCTTCTGGCACAGCTAATCTAACTCCTGTTGATCTTAAGATTGGCACTTCAATCGTCAATAGCACAATCATTACAACTGGCGCTGGCGGTTTGGTCGCAAACACTACCGCTATAACAGTAGGTTCAAACGTAGTTGTTAACACTTCAGTTGCTACCATTGGTAATTCGACTGTAAATACAGTTGCAAATTCTTCTTTATTGAAGATTGCAAACAGCACAGGAATTGCTAATCTTACTCCTACAGCCGTTTCTATAGGTATCTCTGTTCTTAATAATACTTCAGTATTAATTGGTTCAAACGTTATTGCAAATTCTTCAACGTTGTTTGTAGGTAATTCTTCAGTAAATGCTACTGTGAATTCTACAATGACTCAGATGTCTAATTCTTCTGGGACTGCAAATCTAACACCAGTAAACCTTACAATAGGTACTTCTCTTGTTAACAGCACAATTATCACAACTGGCGCCGGTGGATTAGTAGCTAATACTTCTGCTATTACTGTTGGATCTAATGTAGTTGTTAACACTTCAGTTGTTACTATTGGTAATTCATCTGTTAACACTGTTGCAAATTCTTCTCTACTAAAAATTGCTAATAGTTCCGGAATAGCAAACTTAAATCCTACATCAATTAAAATTGGTATTTCAGAACTCAACAATACTTCAGTATTGGTTGGAGCAAACGTAATTGTTAATGCTACAACATATTTTGTTGGTAATTCTTCAGTAAATTCTATTAGTAATTCCACTTTAATTCAAGTAGCAAATTCTTCAGGCACAGCTAATTTAATTCCAACAAGTCTTGCTATTGGAGTTTCTACTGTATCAAACACTAATGTTACTGTTGGTGCTAATGTCACAGTAAACACTACTACATTTTTCGTAGGTAATTCTAGTGTAAATAGCGTATCAAATTCAACTCTACATCAAGTTTCCAATTCTAGTGGTATTGCTAATTTAACTCCAACATCAATAGCTATTGGTATTTCTACTCTATCAAATACTAATATTACTGTTGGCGCTAATGTTGTTGTAAATTCTTCAACATATTTTGTTGGTAATTCTACTGTCAATTCTATCAGTAATTCTACTTTAATTCAGGTAGCCAATTCAACAGGAACTTCCAATCTAACTCCTATAGACCTTAGAATTGGCACTTCAGTGGTTAACTCTACTGTTATTGCAGCCGGAGCTAACGTAATTGCTAATACTACTGCGGTTTATGTAGGCAATTCAAGCACAAACTCTGTTCTTACTTCAACATTATTGCAATTAGCTAATTCTTCAGGATCAGCTAACTTAAACTCATCAAGCTTGACTATAGGTCTATCAGCAATATCCAACGGATTCTTCAATGCTGGCGCAAACGTCTCAGTAACCACTAGTGGGTTTACTGTTGGCAATTCAACAGTAAATGCTGTGGCCAATTCTTCTTTGTTGAAGATAGCAAATAGTTCAGCTACAGCCAATATATCTCCTATAGGTTTGAATGCTGGTATTTCTACAGTAAACACTATTGCTGTTTCTGTTGGCGCTAACGTAATTGCAAATAGTTCTTCATTGTTTGTAGGTAATTCTTCAGTAAATGCTTCAGTTTCAAGCACTTTACTATCAGTTACAGATGCTCTTGGTAATACAAATGCAAACACTTCCGGTGTTTATGCTACTGGAACTGTTAATGCTGCTACTCTTTCTACAACAAGATTTACTGCTAATTCTACATTAGCAAATGTTTATGCACTAAATGTTCAAACAAATACATCTACTTTTGGAACTGCAGCTTATATTATTGCCAATGGTAATATTGGTATTGGTAATTCATCACCAGTTACAAAACTAAGAGTAGATGGTGACACTGTAATTAATGGTAACACTATATTCGGATCTGGTAATTCTACTTACAAAACTATCGTTGATGGTTTGCTTGAAGTTACTGGCGATTTGTCTGTAAGCGGTACTTTGAGTTATACTGGTAATGCTGCAGGAAATATCATTCCTCAGGGTAACGGTTATAATCTAGGTAATGCAACAAATAGATGGGGTCTATTTGGTGCTAGTTTGAATGTTGCTGGCGGTAATACTCTTATTGCTTCGCCAAATACTGTAGTTTCATCTAATCTTATTGTAAATGGCGCTAATTTTACTATTGCTTCTAACATCAGTCACACTGGTGCTAATCTAGTAATATCCGGAACCAATACAAGTATCAGTTCTAATTTAACAGTTACTGCTACAACAACAACTCTTAACTCTAATGTTGTATTGGGTATTGGTACCACTCTAAGTGGTTCTGGCGCTGATATCAGTCTTAGAAATGCTACATTTAGTGGCAACCTAGTTGTTGGCGGAACAGTTGTTTCTGTAAATACTGCCACATTAATGGTAAATGACAATATCATTGAACTAGCTGATAATAATATAACAACTGATACTGTTGATATTGGCTGGTATTCACCAGCTGGTAATACTAGCAAAATTTGGTATTCAGGTTTAGTTCGTCAAGCTGCTAAGTCTTCAAACAGCAATCCTTATTTCTGGTTGTTTGTTTCTAACACCAACCCAAATACAGCTACAACAGTTGACACTTCTGCAAATTCAGGAACAGGAACTCTTCAAGCATATCTCGTTCCTTATGGAACTGGTGGCGCTTTCGTAGCAAATTCTACTGTTGTTAATATTACAGCAAATTCAACTGTAAGTTCTACAATAACTGCTAACAGCCTATATGGTACTGTTCTAACTGCAACTCAGGGAACAATAAACCACGATTCGCTAGCAAACTTCGTTGGTAACGAACATATTGATCACACCACAGTAACATTAACTGCTGGTAATGGTCTTACTGGCGGCGGAACTATAGCAGCCTCTAGAACATTCGATATTGGCCAAGGTAATGGTATTTCAGTTTCTGCTGATGCTATCGCTGCAGCAGCCGCCAACGGTATTTCAGTCACATCTTCTGGCATTAATGTTCTTGCTGGCAACAATCAGTTAATTTCTAATACAACTGGTCTATGGATCGATCAAACTAAGATTGACCATAATAGCCTTAGCAACTATGCAGTTAATAGACATATTGATCATACTGCAGTTTCTATTACAGCAGGAAATGGTCTGAGTGGTGGTGGAGATATATCTTCAACAAGATCTCTAGCCGTATTAGCTAACACTGGTATTATTTCTAACTCATCTGGTGTGTTTGCTAACTCTACATATATTCAATCTCTAGTAAATGTCTCAAACGGATCTGTTACAACTTCTGGAACAACTGCTCAGAATATCGACAGCTTCTTGATTGGTTCATATCTAGGTTCAGAATATCTCATCAGCGTTTCAGATAATGTTGCTAATAATAAATATGTGTCTAAAGTTCTCGTTATGCACGATGGTTCAGCTTCTCAGATTACTGAGTATGCATCTATCACTTCAAATAGTAACGTTGGTGTATTTTCAGCGACTCAAAATTCTACACATATTATACTACAGTTTACACCAGCATTATCAGCAACAACAGTTAAGTATACTAGAACGGTAGTCTAATGGCAACAAAAGCTAACTTAGTTATAGATCAAGGCACCAATTTTTCAACAGATCTAACATTAACCGACGAAAACGGCGATATGTTGAATCTTGTTGGATATACAGCCAATTCTCAGCTAAGAAAATGGTATACTTCGACAAATTATGTGGCCTTTACAACTGCAGTTAATACTAGTGTTGGAGTTATTACTTTGTCATTAACAAATGCTCAGACAGCAAATCTTGTGGCTGGTAGATACGTATACGACGTGGAAATATCTGACGGCACTACTATTTCACGTGTAGTTGAAGGGATTATCACAGTTACACCTAATGTTACGAGATAAAAATGACTATAACTAATGTAGTAGTAGGTAGAAAGAGAACTATTCGTGTTTCAGCTAATGGAACAGCTGGGGTTTTGGAGACCTCTTCGCCTGTTACTCTTAAAAATACACCTACAATAAGTACAGGGATAGAAAGATTAGACAGTCTAAAAGACGTTTATTCAGTAGATGAAACTACAGGCGCTGTTCCTGTTTATGATTCTGTAACAGACAAATATATCATAAAGAAACTTGATCTTGGTACTGATGTTGTTGGCGATCTAGATGGTGGAAGCTTTTAATTTATAAATATATAAAAATTCACAGGAGCACCATTTAATATGGCCAATAAGATTCAGATTAAAAGATCTACGTCCAACGCTACAGTTACTGGACTATCAAACGGCGAATTAGCCTTTACTCAAGCCTCTAATACGCTTTATATTGGTCTTCCAGACGGGTCGGGTGTCCTTCGTGTTGGTGGCGCTCAGTATCCTGGTACTCTGACTGCTAATCATGCCCTTGTAGCCAACTCTACAAGCGGTATTGATAAAGTTATTGTTGCCAATGCGGTAATTACATCTTTGGTCGCAAATGGATCTGCCGGTTCAAATGGGCAGGTTCTAGTTGTTAATTCTTCAGGCGGCGTTTATTGGGGTACAGGTACCTCTGGATCAAACACTTATGTTCAGTTCAATGATTCTGGCGTAGCTAATGGTGTTGCTGGGTTTACATTTGTCAAAACTTCTAACACGCTTGCAATCGGTAATACTATTACCACCAACAATTTATTTGGAACAACTGTTAATGCTGCTTCTCATACTGTTGGAACTGATGTAGTTGCTAATTCTATTGGAGTTTTCGCTACAGGCACAGTTAATGGCGCTACAATTAGTGTTGGTTCTAATTTTAAAGCAAATGTTACTCAAGTCACTATCGGAACAGGTGTTGGTCTTTCTGTTAATGGTTCTCTTGGTACAGCCAATCAGGTTCTTAGAACAAACGGTTCTAGCACATATTGGGCAGACGACGTTGGTGATATTTCGAGCATCACTGCTGGAGACGGTCTAAATGGTGGTGGTAGCGTAGGCGATATCACTATTGATGTCGGTGCTGGTATTGGTATTTCGGTTAATGCAACAGCCGTAAGCGTTCTTCCTAACAACGGTATTATTGCTAACACTACTGGTACTTACGTTGACCCTGCTAATGGTGTTTATGTCGATGCTTCTGGTGTTGGCGTTTTAGCTAATAATGGTATTGTTTCTAATACTTCTGGTACATGGGCAAAGGCTGCTAATGGTATCAGCGTTGACTCTTCCGGTATTAACGTTGTTGGCAACACTGGTGTTACCGTTAATGCCACTGGTGTTTTCATCGGACAGCCGGTAGCTACAACTTCTAACGTAACATTCGCAAATGTCGTTACCACTGACTTATCAGTTAATGGTAATACAACTCTTGGTGATGCAACTTCTGACAAAGTAACATTTAATGCTCGTATCGACACAGCTATTATCCCAACCACAAACAATAGCTATGATTTGGGTTCGAACTCTTTACGTTGGGCCAATATATATGTTAATCACATTAGTACCACAGATGGAGCTTCATTTGGCTCAAATGTCAGTGTTGCAGGAACTCTAACTGTTACTGGCAATCTAGTAACTCAAAATGTTCAATCAGTTATTGTTTCTGACCCAATGATATACCTTGCTGGTAACAATTATTCCAGCGATTTAGTCGATATTGGTTTTGCTGCAAACTACAATGATGGTGCAAACCGTCATACTGGTTTATTTAGGGATCATACTGATGGATTATGGAAGCTATTCTTTAATCTAGAACAAGAACTATCTGGTAACAATGATGTAGATACTAACGATGCATCATATAGAACAGCAACTCTTGTCGCATATCTAGCTTCCGGTGCTCTTACCACTAATACAACATCAGCTAATTTAACAGCCAATTCTACATATTCTGTTGGCATTGTTGCTAATACTCTTACTCTTGCCACTGCTCTTGCAGGAACTTCCGGTGGTACTGGAAAGGCAACAGTAACTAATAATGCATTATTGGTAGGTAACTCAACCAATGGATATAACGAATTAACACTTGGCACTAGCGGATATGTTCTGCAGTCTAACGGAACAGCTTTAGTCTATGATATATTGGATGGTGGCAGTTTTTAGCACTATACTTTTTACTAAATACTCCTATGGGAACAATTCATAGGAGTAATAAATTGGAAAAGTATGGATTTGTATATATTTGGTTTGATAAAAAACATAAAAGATATTATATTGGATCTCATTGGGGAACCGAAACTGATGGTTATAAATGTTCTTCGAACTGGATGAGAGACGCTTATAAAAGAAGACCTCATGATTTTAAACGTAGGATTATTAAAAAGGTTTTTGATAGAAAACAGTTATTGATAGAAGAATATAAGTATCTTTCTTTTATAAAAGATGAAGAGTTAGGGAAAAAATATTATAATTTAATAAACCATCTTAATGGTCATTGGACAACAGATGGAGAAAAAATATTAACAGTAGGCGAAAAGATATCACTATCTCATAAGAAACACGAAAATTGGGGTCATTGGTCTATTGGCAAAACAAGGTCAGAAGAAACCAAACAAAAATTGAGAGAAGCTAATAAAAAGCAATTTGAGGATAATGATCAAATAGAAATGAGAAGACAAAAATCTTTAGAATTGTGGACAGATCCAACATATAGACAAACTCAAATAAATATAAAAGTAGGTAAAAAACAATCTGAAGAACAAATTGAAAAAAGAATTAATTCTCTAAAACAAAGATGGAAGAAAACTCCGAAAAAAGGAGTTAATAAAACAGAAGAAGATAAACAAAGAATCCGTAGCGCTGTTTCGAATCTTATTTGGATTAATAATGGTAGAGCAAACACCAGAATTAACAAACAAGAAGCTATTCCGGAAGGTTACGTCAGAGGAAGAATTAAGAAGTGATATATTTTTCGTTGACAAAGGAATTATACTATGGAAAATGATGAAGGTCAAGACATTTATTTAAAACAGTTTATCCAGAAGCAAGAAAATATGCTTCTGGATTTTCTGCGTAAAAACATAGATCTAGAAATTAGAGTTACTGCACTATCAGCTTCAGTTAAAAATCTTTCATCAAAATATGAAGAATCTCAAAAACAAGTTGAGATTCAAAATGAAATGATGCAACAAGCGGCCAAAGGCGTAGAATCTCTTACTATTGATAAAAAAATATTTGAACAAGAAAAGATAGAACATACAAAAACTATAGAAGATTTAAAAAGATCTTTGCATGATTGTAAAGAAGAAAGAATAAAAATAACACAAGAATATAACGATTACAAAGATAAACATTTCGATGATATCAAAAGATTGGAAGATTTAGCAGAAGAATATCGTCGTCAGACTTCTGAATTAAATAAGTTACATCAAGAAAATTTAACACTTAAATCTAAACTACCAATAAATAAAAGAAAACTAAAAACAGAGGCAACATTGCCTCCAGATGAATTTTAATATTCTCAGTATATACTGAGCTACAGGAGAGCCTAGAATGGCAAATACAGTTTTCAAACTGCGTCGTTCATCAGTCGCAGGCAAAAAGCCAACTACTTCAGATATTGCCATTGGCGAACAGGCTATTAATCTTACTGACAGAATATTATATTCTTCTGATGGAACAAACGTTTGGGAAATTGGGGCCAATAATACTATAGTCAATGTTACCAATTCAATAACCGTTGCAACCAATTCTATTACCAATTCTTCCGGTATTTTTACTAATTCTATTAATTCTGCTTCTTTTAAAGTAGGATCAGCGGCATTTATTGCAAACACTTCTGGCGTTTATACAAACAATAACATTAATATATCATACAATGATAGGGGTATAACATTTACTCCTTTGTCTGGCGGCGCCAATGTTGGTTTTAGACAACAGAGCGACGATAACTTTGTATTTTATTCTACAAATACTACAAACGGTCAAAGAGCCATTTTTAATGTATATGCTAATACGATTTCTGGTCAAGGATCGGCTTTTAGAATTAATGTTCCACTTGACATAGGATCTAATCCCATATATTCAAATGGTAGTATTGGTACTAATGGTCAAATTTTGACTTCTAATGGATCTGCTACTTATTGGGCGACTATTACTGGTACGGGTACTGTTACTAGTGTTGGATCAGGAACTGGTTTGACTGGTGGGCCAATTACTTCGAGTGGAACTCTTTCTGTTAATACTGGGTATAATTTCACTTGGTCTAATATTCATACTTTCCAGTCAAACGTAGCGTTTACTGGTAATAATATTTCTGTCGTTTCTAATACGGGTTCAATATTATTTGGTGGAGCATCTGACCAAAATTGGAAAATTGGTCGTAATACAGGAGCCACTACAAAATATTACTATACAAACAATTCTCTTGATATTATTGCAGCAAATTCAAATTTAGAAGGTATTGTATTCGGTTGGACAGGAAATTCATATTTAGAAACTGGATATGCTGGCACGTTTACAAGATTACCAATATATGTCGGTAATAGCACTGTAAATGTTTCTATAAACTCTACTTCTTTTACTGGAACGGCTAATAATTCTTCATATTTTGGTGGCAATTTGCCTTCTTATTATACTGATGCAACTAATATTACTACTGGAACTTTACCATACGCTCAGTTAGGAAATAATGTTGTTAATACAACTGGATCGTTTACTTTATCTGGTGTGACCACTTTTAATGCTAATATCGTATTAGGTTCCTCTGGTATATCAGCAAACGGTTCTTACGGTTCTGCAGGACAGTCTTTACTTTCAAACGGTTCTGCTACTTATTGGGCTACTGCTGGCGCTACATTAAACGCTAATAATACAGACACTCAGACTTTCTATATTGGTCTTTCAAATGCTTCTTCTGGCGCTTGGACAAACGCAGTTGTATCAACAACTAAGTTGTATTACGTTCCAAGCACTGGCAAGCTAGACGCATCAATTGTTAACGCTGCATCACACACAGTAGGGACTGCCTTTACCGCTAACTCTACTGTAGTTAATGCAGTATCATACTATGCAGGAACGACCTTAATTGGTAATACTACCGGTCCTTATGGTAAAACCGAAAGCAATTTAAATGTTAATAATGCGTTAACGTCAAACACAGCAACTTATCTTGGTAATTCTTCTGCTACTGTTGCGAATGTATCGTCATGGATCACAGGTAACGCAGCTACTGCTTATA